TTTGAATGCCGCATACGCGCCATCAGTTAAGCATACCTCTCCCCAAGAGAAAGCGTCCCTATTGAATTAGAAGCCGAGCATTTAAAGACTAGCGAACTTTTCTTTGCCAGGTTTTCTCGATATAATCTAAGTCCTCTGCCCAGTGCTGCTCAGCGATTTCCATGCGCGGATCATGTTGAGCCCCTGATCTAAATATCGTGAGTACTCGGTGTAATTTACGATAGCGCTCGCGCGAACCAGCCAACCCCCATTCATGCATGTATGCAGGTGAACCGACAAAGGGCAGCACTTCGGTCATCACCTGATCTAACAGCCTTCTTCTCATCTCCGCCCTTAGGCCGGATGCGCCTACCTGATACCCTACAGCTTTCAGAACGCCAATTTCTGGAGAGTCTGCCTTATAAAGACCGCTTTTAGACGCATCCAAACGCGCCTTCCAAATTTCGTTGATTTGTAGGAGCAATTCACGTGCCCTACCAACGGTTGGCTTACTTTCACGAACGGATTCCATACAATTTCTCCAAAGCTGGAGCAAAGCATCATCCTTCATTTCTAGGAGATTCATCATCGCCTCATGCCTAGTTGGATTCCATTGAATAGTGTTTGGTGTATTTTTATTTGGCAAGAGACTGTGGCCCGTCAGCGCCTATGAGACCAAATGAGAAGGGTTGACTGATGAATACGCCTAGCTCGCTTTAATTTTCACCGACAAGCGCGCGCCTGATCTCGCATCACCTGATAGTCCGCCAGCATTTGCTCTATTGCCATCCTTTGAGGCAGCTGTTGCAGTTCCTCCGCCGCTTGGCCCAGGAACCGCCTGCTATAACCGGGCACGGGTGGGCACCCGCCGCCCTCAAAACGATCCATCGCGCACCCGGCCAAGAAGCTCATCGCGGTCCCTAGGGTGACGAGCCGCGGCATTAAGTTGTTCACGCTGTACCTCAATTGTTTTACGCATGCGCTCGACGCGCTCAGCATTCTGTCCCACTTGCCGTGCCCCAAGCAGAGCGCCGGCCAGGGCGCCGAGGATTGTGAGCCAGCCGGCAACCCGTAGCGCATGGGGGGCCAATAAACCGGCGACCCACCCAATCACCGCAGACCCCGGCGGCGATCGTCAATGCGTGCCCAGAGCATGTAGCCGGTACCGGCCAGCGCGGCGGCGCCTATTACCCAGGGAGCGACCTGAACCAACGTTTGAAGGAAGGGCAATACGGGCTCTATTTGGCGGACGGTCTCCGTGGCCAGGCCGGCTAGGCTCGCGCCTACGGCTACGCGGGCTCCCTTGACGGTCCGGGTTTGGCTTAACGGGCGTTGCGGCGGTTCAACTCCCGCCAGGATCAGGCCGGCATCGATATCGGCAACGGTATAGGGCTGCTGTCCGTTCTCATGCTTGATGATTGCCAGGAGTAGCGGCCGGAGCACGGTATAGTGGTGCACATTAACCTGTTCCTCTGGCCCCACCCCGACCGCTAGCGCGACGGCACGCACATATGCCCCGGTATCGTTCTCATTGGGGGGGGCCCAGCGACCGATGATCTGCTTGAGATTCCGCAGGCCCACCTTGTCTTGGTAGGTGATAAGGGTGCGCGCCAGCGCTCTGATGCCCCACTTGGCTGAGACGAACTGAAAGAACTCCGGGTCAGTCTGGACGGTGGCTAGGCCCTGCCATGGGTCGGTGGAGCGGCGTAGATTGCCAGGGTTGTGGTTGCGAATGCCGCGCGGCAAGGCGCGATCCGACTTTGGCGTAAGTGCCATGAGGTATCTCCAAAAAAATATGAATTTGTCGGAAGGCGCTTTGCGAAGCGCCAAATAGCTCCGGTATCCGCGACTAATACCGCGTCATTCCGAGCGGGTTAGGATGTAAGGCTTTCCCCACCATCCAGATCGAAAGCTTGAGGGCATGCGCTAAAAAGTGCTTCGATCGGTTGCTGACCTGTGGAGAGCGCCAGGTGATAAACGCCTATTACATGTGCGACGCGGCCTGGCCGCGCCACGCTCACCATAATTTCGCAGTAACCCTGCTCGATGTCTGGGATGACTTCAGCATGCCAGCCAGTGCGGAGGCGATACTTCATGCTGCGCGCTCCTGAGAACGGCGAAAGCTATCGCCAAAATACCATGCTGGCAGGGGCGAGTCCAAAAACCTGGCCTCAATGACATCAACTTTACAAATACCCCTGCCATGGATGTCATCGCCGGCAATCTCGACCAATACATGCTGCGTGGCCATAAAAAGCGCGGCGGCAAGAACACCGAGGTTATAGGCGAAGGAATTCTTACAAGCCTGCTGCCAGAGGGGATCTTCGACAAAAAGACAGGCACCCTGACATAATTGCAGGACAGGGCACTTGGCGCATTCCGCGCGAGTTGACCAGTGATGCGCCGTTTTCAAGCGAATAGCATCAAACGCATCAAGATGCCCAATACGGTGTTTTGTGAGCGGCGAGGTATTTTGGCAGGTCATAACGTTACCATTTAAGTCAATGGCAATATTATCCTCCCGATCCATACCGCATTTCTGCCCCAGCGCCGCGGCCGGCCGGCCCATGTGTGACGCTTGAAGAAATTCTGACGCCTTTTTTTGGACGGTATTGCTCGACCAACCGGTAATAGCCTCATAGAAAGTGGTATGAATGAGACGCTTTTCCGTCATGCTATCCAGTACAGACATGGACATACCGCCGGCATCATAAGGTAGTAGAATTTCCTCGGTTGTCAGGGGCACGCTATCGAGCGGGATGCCTAGATGCTTGGCGATATGATGCCGGACCGTAAAAAGGCTGACATTCTTATTCGATAGCACAGCATTGAAGCCAATTCGGCCCTCTGCAAAAAGACGGTCATAGGCATAGCGTATCCAACGGCGCTGCTCCGGCTCAAGCAGCGGGTCAGCGCCGCGCCCGGCCTCATAGGCTGGCCCGTCATGAGATATGCCGACCCCGAAACCTAAGTCGTAGAGCCAGTCGATTTTTTCTTGGTCAAACAGAGACCCATTAGTGATAATGTTAAAGCGAGCCTTTGGATAAAGATTTCCTACCCCCTGGGCGAGAGGTTTTAGGGTCTTCCAATAGACGAAGGGTTCGCCGCCCCAAAACTCTATGCGGTGTCCTTCGCCGTCCCCAATGCTAAACCATTCTGGTAGTTTTTTTAGAAACCGCGCTACAGCGCGCGGGTTTGCCTCACTATCCTGGGGCTGCGCACGCTGGTTGCAATGGGTACAGGCGTAGTTGCACCTAAGGCCCAGCTGGATTTTGAGAGTTTTGGGGGCCCGGCTCTTACGCGCCGGGTTGGTCGGGGAGACAGGAAAAGCGTGAACCCAATCTTTCGGGGGCGTGCCCCTGCCTGCAAAAACTGAAAGATCGAGGGGCTCTGCATTTTCAGACCAAATAAAGCGTGAGGTGTCAGGGTCATAATGAAGCAAACGACGCAGATTATTTGGCCCCTGTAGGACCAAATCATAAATGGCCATTACGGCATCTCCTGTGGATATTCGGTTGCCTCGGCGGGGCGAGTTGTCTTTCAGGTCACCTTTGCGATGTAATCCGCATCGCCGGGCCAATTCCGCCATCCAGTCTTGACCCTAACTGTCTCGCCCGGCCCTAGGCCAAGGGCGCCAACGCGAAATTCTGTCAGGCCTTGCTTAACAACCGCGCGGCGGTGGGGCGTGTAACCTGAGACGTCTTCGAGAAAGAGCGTTGAGTTACAGCGCTCGTCAGTTCTGTCATGTTCTGGATGAAGAATTTCGGCTGTCACGGTGACAAACCCGTCGGCAGGTATCGTTTTCGGGCCTGTTAGGCGAATGCGCGGCCATACATCGCTGGGCGAAGGTGTTCCGGCGATACGGTGAATGGTTGCCCCAAGCTTGTGAAAATAGCCGGCGGCCGCGTTGTACTTGAGAAAGAAAGTGCAATCCTTAAGCGAACTATCGGCATAAGGTTGGCAGATGGTCAAAGCGGCATTAGCACGCTCACTGGCATAGACTGTATCCTTGTTCGCGCGTGCGGGTAGGTAGTTCAGGGTACGGTTGAAGGGTGTTCGAAAGCCTGTTTCCCGTTGAAACATGAACATCCAAGCCGCTCTATCAGAAACCGCAGCTACGCCAAGCTGAGCCGGATCCAGCTGCCAGCATATTTCATGGGATAAAACGAAACTGCCTTCTTGAGTGGCGACACCCTCGAAGACGGAGAGGGGGTAGCGCTTGTTGCGAGGCAGTATTGGCCAATGGAAAGCCTTGCCGTGTGTGTTGAGGGCGTTCTCGATCTCAGAGTCTGTCGCCCAGGGTAGCGCCGCATCACTGGCACGCTCAAAGGCACGGATAGTTATTGTCTCATTGTAAATGATGAAGGCAAAAGCACTGCTGGTTGGAATATAATCGACTGAATAAATTTTCAAGCGAAAGCCTCCAGTTTGGCGAGATACGCCGCAGAGGGGGTATTGATGCCATCGATACAAATACCTTCGGCGTAGAAGAAGGCCGGGCCGTTGACAGACAGGGTAAAGAGCCTGGTTTCAGGCGGCGCTTCAACGGCGATGATACTACGAAGTTCTTCCCAGCCCCTTTCGGTAAGAATTTCGTCCCCTTGGCACAACTGCTTGTATCGAACGGCTGGTGCGATACCCTGAGCGATCCTACGCGGCATAAGCTCTGGTTCAATGCAGGCCCAATTGCCTTTAATGCGAACGAGATGATCGCCTGTCAGTTTTAATCTCTCGTTTATGCGCCAAAGCTTGCGCTGCCCCAGTAATGGGGAGCGTGTACTGAGAACCAAGCCTCCGCCCCCAAGTCCCTCTCCAACCTCAATGGCCTCGATGGGACGTAATGCACCATCGGCCATACGGACGAATGTGCCCGCAGGGACGCAAGAACAGTCGCAGGCACAGGCGCAGTCGCACGCACAATTGCAATTACAATTGGTTCGACAATTAAAGCCGGCGGGGCTGTAGCCGGAACAATTACTGCAATTGCAGTTATTATAATTCCGGTGCTGTTCGGACCCCCCAATCTCGTTGGCAAGTTCATAGTAGGCATCATAGAGGAAATTTGTAGATACTGGGATGAGTGTATTCGTATTCCCGCCAGCACCATCGAATTGCGCGTTATTAGTACAATTTCCCGTCGGGATACCGGCAACGCCCCAGCTCCACCAGTTTCCGTTTGGTGGGTTATAGGCAGTGTTACCGGCGCAATTGCCATTGGGCATATAGCCACGGCAATTGGATATTCTGTCATCTATGTATTGAGTTGAGCGGTTCAATTCACCGATGTCGGTCCCATCGGCGATAGCGAACCCAGTTGCGCGTGCATTGTCGCCTGGGACACCAGAACGTACGGTCCCGGTTGAGACTAAACCAGGCGCCGCCAGAGATCCGGTCATGGTATCGCCCGACTTGGCGACACGGCTTCCAACATCAACGCCGGCTCTAATGTCGGCTATGGTCTGGGCAGCTAGGTCCGTGGTAGCGATAGTACCATCCGTGATTTTTGCGCTGGTGATGGAGCCATCGGCAAGTTTGCCGGAGGTCACCTGTGCATCAGCGATCTTAGCTGTTGTGACCTGCGCGTCGCCGATCTTTGCCATCGTGACGGCGCCGTCCTGGATCTTTGCAGTCTGGACTGCGGCATTATCAATGTCTGAAGCTGCGATCGTGTTTTTGACGGCAAGTGCCGCTAAGTTAAGATTGCTGCGGGCTGTCGCGGCATCCGATGCCCCCGTGCCGCCCTGCGCCAGCGGTACTGGCACCCCCAGCGGGATCCGGGTCCAGGTGACCGGAGATGTGGCCGTCAGCTCGTAGATCTGCCCGAGATCGGTCCTGAAGCAGAACATGCCGACGACGAGATTGGTGCTCGGGAACGTTGTACCGGAAAAGGCCGAACGGACGGCTTCGTCCCGATCGAGAATGTCCTGCCGGCTATCGCGGACCGCCTTGGTCGATGGGATGTCGGGATAGGTCTGGGCCATGCGGTCCTCGGTCAGTAGCCTTCAGCGGCCCAGCTGGCGTTGCCGGCCACAGATGCTTGGGTTGCAGGGTTGATGAGGGTCAGCTGGAACCCGCTCGTCGTGATCGTGCCGATCTGCGGCACGGCGATCGTCGCGCCGCCCTTGAACGTCGCCTGGACTTCCGGCGGTGCATTGAATGGCTGGCTGAAAGCGACCGTCATTCCGCCGATAGGAACCGCAACTGTGCCACGATCCCGTACATCCGGAACGTCCACAATGAATTTGGCATCGGTCAGCGCGATCCGGCTGGTCGAAGTGCTTGGCGCTGCGAGCGCCAAACGAATAAGCGCATTCGCGTATTCGTAGTCACCAGGCGTCAGGTCTCGGAATGCGCTGAAGCCAAGAGGACGTGCCTCGGCGATCAGCGCTGCAAATCCCTCGTCATCCAGCGCAGTCGTCCGGAAAGCGAGGTCTGCGATGACGGCCTCTGATGCGCGGAGGATCCGATCCAGCAGAGTCAGCTGTTCGAACGACGGCTTGGTAACGGCATTCCCTCGCGCATCTGCAATTGAGATCTGTTCGGCGATCTGCGCAACGAATGAAATCAGATCAGTGTAGGTCTCCGCGAAGGCCAGGCTACGAAGGCTGCTCTGAATGGATTTAGCTGCACGAAGGTCTCCGAGAGTGAACGCGCTGTTGCGGGGTGTAACGGCATTGCGCGTAGGTTGTTCGGTAAACGCCGTGCTCTCAGTGATGGCTTGCCCGATGCTGGCAGCGTCCTGTTCGAGTGTGCTCCACGCCTCATTGGCGCTAGTGATGGGGTTCTTTGACACGCTGTCGACCAGCCCCAGCATCTCTGCGAACGGCGACTGGGTCGTTTGGCGCAGCGCAATTTCGCCGATACCGATCGACTCCGCAGCGGTCAGAATGAACGCGATGAGATCAATGTACGTCTCCGCAAGTGATAGGGCCTCAGCTGCGCTTGTTGTTGCGGCGAAAGCGTCCGCATCGGCGAGTCCAAGGCTCTCGCTGTCATTGACAATCGGCAGACGCGCTTCAACCGGCGCAAGCAGAAGACCATCGCTTTCTTCGGCGAGAAAGCTCGTGGCGCTGGCGTCCTGCCAAGCCTTCCCCGCCTCAATCGCGTCCCAGCTGAAGGCAGCGTTACCCCAGACATAGGCTGTGCCTGGTGTTGTGGTGATCGTGACCGGCACGCGTCAGCTCATTGTGAAGGTAAAGCGCTGGGTCAGCGTGTCGTCGGCGCCCTTGTTGATGACCGCGAAAACGACGCGATCCAGCATGGTGCCAGCGCTGGCCGCGTTGAAGACCCCGGCCTCGGTGATGGCGCCGGTTGCCTCACCCGCATTGAAGGTCGCCTCGAACTGAAACACCTTGGTACCCGCCGTGTGGATGAAGATGGCTGCTTTGCGCGCCAGTTCGGTCACGAGAGCGGTGTTTGCCGCAGCGGCCGCTGTGGTGCCGGTGCCGACTGCGATATGGCTCATGACGCCCGGGCGACCCGTTGAGAGGCCGACCGCCTGCGCGATGAAGCTAAAGCCCGCATTGACGATGAGGTTGTCTTTGACCCGGACGATGACGGAGCCGTCGGGTTTGACGAGCCGTGCCTCCAGGCGTCCATGCAGACAAAAGCCGTCCGTTCCGGCTTTCCGGCCCAGACGGGCCAGAAGCTCGGCGAAGCCGATCTTCATGATGATCTCCTATGCGGGGTGTAGCTGTGCGCCGGTGAAGGCGCCTAGCGGTGCGAGTGGCGCTGCGCCCGATGCGGTCAGTCCAGTCTGGGCGGAGGCGACAAAAAGCCTGCGCGTCGTCGGTGTCTGGCAGATGCCGAAGGTGATGATGTCGCCCGAGCGCCGCAGCAGTGCGGCGGTCACGCGCTTGCCGTGGTCATCCTCAAGCGCAAAGGCGCCATCCTCTGGCGACCAGATCAGCCGCAGCGTGCCGGCATTGCCAGTCAGCGCGAGATAGACGGTTGGCTCGTCGAGGACCTGATCAAGCCGGACGTCGAAAGTGGTGGAGAATTCCGACGGGATGGCGATCGACCAGCCGGCCTTGGTCCCGCCGCCAACCTTCAAACCCTGATCGAAGCGCGCAGGCGCATAGGTCAGGCTCTGTGCCTGCGCTGGGTTCTGCCCGCGCATGCCTGTCAGGGCGCCCGACAGCCGGAAACCTTCGATCAGGTCATTGGCATATGGTGCCTCGACCGCGATCTGGCTGCGAAGCGACGCGCCGTCCACATCTCCAAGCGGTAGCCAAGCGGAGGAGGCCTCCGGATCCTGCCAGGCGAAGCTCGCAGTGTCCCAAACCAGGTCGTCAGCCGGCGTCGTGCCGACATGGGCCTCGATCCAGTTTCGAGCCCGCCATGTCCGCCCGAAGGAGACCGGAAAGACATATTCGCCGCGCGCGACGGTCGTCGATCCACTGCGCGCAAGGGCAAGCAGATTGCCGCCGATGATCTCCATCCCCTGCGTGACGCCTGGCCATCCCAGCGTTTGGCGGTCACTGACCAGGACGGCGTTGCGGCCGGTAAGCGGCGCTAGTCGCGTGGTCGCATAGGCGGCGCCCTCGCTATAGAGCCCGGCCGAGGAGATGGCTTTGAGCCAGAACGTCTCGTCCGTCGCTTCGCGGATCGGCCAAAGGGCAAAAAGGTGGTTGCCGGCGGCACGCCCAACGAAGCGTCCGGTGCCCCAGGTCGTTCCTGCCCGCAGCTCGTATTCGACGCCCGTTCCTTCGACAGGCTCCCAGGACGCTCGGACGTGATCACCCTGGGGGATGGCATCGAAGGCCGCTACGTTCACGGGAGGTGCGACGGCCGCCGCGACGCTGCTGGTGGCAAGGCTAACCAGGCCGATCTCATCGATAGCCTTGATGTGAAACACCCGCTCTCCCGCGTCGGCCAGGGCGACAAAGAGCGTCATGCCGCGATGGCGGGTGGTGACAAGCGTCCCGGCATCCCAGGATGCGCCCATCCGGATTTCGTAGCCGACGAGATCAAGCGCTGAGACCGGCTCCCAGGATAGCTGGACACCGTCTGCTCGCCGTTCTGCAGCGAAGCCGAGGACATCTGCGGGCGGCGTTGTGCGTCCCACGACTTGGTGCGCCAGTACCTGCGTCCAGTCGGAGGCAATGCCGTTCCGCGTTACAAAGCGCAGGCGCAAATCGTAACTTTTGCCATCTTCGACCGGCTGGATGGCGGCGGTCAGGGTATCGGCAGGCTGCGTCGGTACTGACGCCCATGGACCGGCGCTGCCCGTCTCCCGGTAGCGGATTTCGATGCCGTCAGGTGCATTGGTGGCATCGGAGCCAGGGGGATAGAGGCGGACCAAAATGCGCGGCGTGGACCTGCCGTCGGGGCCGCGCACCAGCACGGTCTCATCGGAAATTGTCGTCCAAACCACGGGCGGCGCCGGGCGCACCAGTTCGATCTGTGCCGGCCGGGTGATGTAGCTATCGAATGCTGGAATCGGGCCCGTATCGGCTTGGTGAACCCCTGGCGCTGCGGGGATCAGGATCAGCTTGGCGGAGAGGTTCGGCCCCGGCTCGATCCCTTTGACCAGCATCGGCGCCGCCTCGCGCCCCGCCTCGCCGAACTGAAAGAGATCGCCAGGTTCAGGCGCCAAAGCCTCGGCAAGATGCGTGGCCAGCGTCACGCTCCGCGCATCGCCAGGCACTGTTACCAGCGGGAGCACTTGGCTCGCTCCGTCAGCGCGCCGCACACGCAGCGCGTAGTTTTTGCCCCCCTCCATGGGTGCGGGCTCATCCAGCAGCAGTCCCGCGACCAACCCGTCCGCCAGGATCCGCGCCTTGATCCGTCCGCTTGCCAGCCCGACCAGGATCACGTCATGGGCGAACATGACGAGGTCGCCATCGGTGGCGCGCAGTGCCTCCACGTCCTGGTAGACCTCATGGGTCTCAGGCCGAAGGCGTCCTACAGCCAGATGATAGCGCCCCTCGCGCCATGCCTGTTCAGCGCGCGTGCATGCCATCATGTCGACGGTCTCGAAGCGCGAAGCATTCGCCGCGCTGTAGCCATCGGCGTAGACGATCCGCTCGTCCTCCTGCCAATCCTTGTCCGGATTGATAAAGCGTACCTTCAGCGCATGCGGCAGATCGATGAACTGCTTGCGGCCGACATAGTTGAAGGAATTGCGCGGCGTGATGTGCAGCACCGGCACGCTCTGCGGAACATCGCGCACTACGGAGTGCTTGCCATCGCGAATGCCGTAGCGTGCACGGGCATGGGAGGCGATGTCTCGCAGCGCCTCGACGACGGAACCGCCTTCGACGATGCCATCAAAAGTCCATTTCGGCTGTCCATCCTGCGCCGGAGCCTCACAAGCCTCCGCCCAGGCACTCATGGCAGGCAGATCAATCCGCTCATCGCCGATAAGCCGCGTGTTGCCGCGCCGGCGCAGCACGTCGCAATAAGCCCAGGCGGGATTGCGGGTCAGTTGCCAGGACCAGGTCGAGCCGTTCCATACCTCCAGGTAAGAACTCGCAAGGCAGCTGATCTGCTGCAGTTGGTTGTTGATCTGCTCATAGGCCTTGAGCCGGAGTGCCACCATGGCAAGTCCCGTCATGGTGACGGGCGCGGCGTTGGTGATGGTGCGCAGCGCCGAGAGCGTAACGGTATCGATCAGCCGCGGATTGGTGGCGTCCGCCGTGGTCCGGCGAAGACGGATTTCGTACTGGCCGGTCTCAGGCGTGTCGAAGCGCCCGCCGCGCCGAACCGGCGACGACGAGGAATCCGTAATCGTGATCTCGCCGGCGGTCTCAAAGCCCGCATCGCCACCGGCTTTCCAGGGGATCGGCTGCCAGGTCGCGGCGCCGACCTCGCGGTATTCAGCATCGAATTCGACCGTTGCGTTTGAACGCTCGCCCTGGTCGTTGAAAAAGGCGAGCCCCCGATCGAAGGAAAGGTCGAGATTGATCTCGCGCGCATCGGGCCTCGAAGTGATGGTGCGCCAGCTCCCCGAGGCCGTCAGCGCGATGGAAAGAGCGTCCTCCTCGATACGCTGGGTGTAGAGCGTGATCGGCTGATCGCTCGGCCAGCCCTCACGGATCTCCACTTCGGCGCCATCGAAGGCCGAGAGCGGAGTCGAGCCGATCCGGATATCTTCGATCTTCAGGGGGCCATAACCCACCAGCAATAGCAGGCGCATGTAGCGCTCATTCCCGATCGTCTCTGTGTAGGGCTTTGCGGCGAGGATCGGGAAAAGCCGCCGCGTGCCATAGACACGCGGAATTGGGCCGTAGGGGTTGAGGCGATTGGTAGTTCCCGTGATGGCGTAAGTGGGCGTCGACAGCCCGGCATCATTCCCGCGCAAGGATTGAGCAGGCGTCGGGGCGATCGCATTGACCAGTAACGACCCGAGCATGGTGATGGCGCCTGCGATGACGAGCTTGGTGAGCCCCATCGCAGTAAAGACGCCGGCTGCGTTGACGGCGGCAACGTTGACGCCAAAGAAAGCCGCCGTGAGCGCCGGCGCTGCCCAGGCCGCAAAGGCGATGACGGCAATGGCGCCCATGATGGCGAGCGGGTTCTTGCCACCGCCGCCGCCCATGGCGTTGACCCGCACAAAGAGCCGCGCAATGGGCTTTGGGCGAACTTGGGCCCACCAGTCGCGCGGCACCTCCTCGTCATCGACAAAGACTTGCAGGTAGGGCCAGTAGCGCTCCGGCAGGTCGGAGGCTTCGAGCATCTGCGCAAGGCTGAGACCAACGGGCGCAAACCTCTCCTCCCGCTCAGTTGAGAAGGGGCGGGCGACCAGCGTCCAGCGCAGCTGCGTCTCGAACTGCGTGGCATCAAGCGGCATGACGGTAGAACCCAAGGACGCGCCGTTCCCAGCGGGAGCCGGCCGTGAAGCGTTCAAGAACGCTGTCGCAGTTCTGTTCGACGTGCAGCATGAAGCCCGGCGCCACGACGACGCCGACATGGATAGGCCGGCCCATGACGCGTAACAGAACGCCGTCGCCGGGCTGCTCATCCCCCTTGGCGATCGGACGCCACAGGCGGATCCGTTCATCCATCAGCGCGGCCAGGAGGCCCCTGTCCTCACCGTGATGGTAGGCAATGCCCTCGTACTCCGGCACGGCGCCCGCGAAGCGCTCGTTGATGACGAGCCGCAGCAGCCCGTAGCAATCAAGCCCGTCCCGATGACGGCCACCCTCCTTGAAGGGCAGGCCGATATACGTGCCGGTCCAATCGGGAAGCTCCGCGGCGCCAATCTGTCTAATAATGCTTGACATATGACCAATATCGTTTTACAAACATCCAGTGATCGTCAGCTTCCGAAGCAAAGCCCTGCGCGACCTCTTCCTCGACGACGACCCGAGCGGCATTCGTCCGGATCTGGTGGAACGGGTGCGTGGGCGCATACAGGCGCTCCATCGAGCAAAGACGCTGGACGATTTGCGTCTGCCCGGGTGGCGGCTGCACATGCTGCAAGGCAAACCGAAGCGCCACGCCATTTCCGTCAACGGCCCGTGGCGGATCACGTTCGAATGGATCGGATCGGACGCGGCTCGCGTCGATCTGGAGCAATACCACTGAGGAGATACCCCATGCCTCGCGAGTATAAGGTTCGCACTGCGCCCAAGATGCGCCCCCCGCACCCTGGATCGATTTTGCGACTCGATGTTCTGCCGACCCTCGATATCTCCGTCGTCCAGGGAGCACGCGAGCTAGGCGTATCGCGTCAGTTGCTACACGGCATTCTGTCCGAGAAGCTTCCGGTTTCCGCAGAGATGGCCGTGCGATTGGGCAAGTGGTGCGGCAACGGCCCGCATCTGTGGATCGCCCTGCAGCGCGATTACGACCTCTGGCACGCCGAGCAGAAACTTGTCGATGCGATCGCCGCGATCCCAACGCACGAAGCGGCCTAAAACGCTCCCGGAAAACGCGCAGGGGTCATCTGCTCGCAGACGGGTTCGGAGAGGATGTCCTCGTAGACAAGGTCGCCCGAGATCTCGCCTGCATCCCAGGTGACATTGCGCAGCCGCATGCCCGCATATTCCACTTCGATCACATCAGGCTGGTCCGCCAGGACCACCCGGAGTGTCACGCTCGGTGGCTCGCTGATGTTGCGCACTTCATCGACTATCAGCCGCTCCGTATTGTCGATGCGGATGCGCGCGATCATAGGGCGGTCCTGACTTTCGGGCGGCAGTTCCACCTCGAAGGGGTAGCCAATGAAGGTCCAGCCCTGGTGGATGACGTCAACGTTGTCATTGGCGACGCGGATGGGCGTTGAAAGACCAGTCGCCGTGATCTCAAGCAGGACGAGCCAGACCTTATCGGAGGCTTCGGCATGCGCCGCCGACCGTGCTTCGGGCGATATCGCCCTCACGGCATTTGCTCCAGTTTAACCGCGACCGAGAACAGCGTTCCTGTGACGGCCGATACGCGAGGCGCTTCGACAAAACGGAACTCCGCGGACGTCCCCTCGCGTGGGTGAACCCAGTCGAAGGGCAAGGCACCGCCGGCTGTGGTTTCCTCGAAGAAGCTCTTGAAGGTTGCGGCCTGCGCCGCGTTGACGCGGAACGTCACCTCGATCTGGCGTGGCGCTGCCGTAAACCGGCGCCGGGTTTTGGCTGCGCCAGTCTCCATGGCCGTGCGCAAGACCGTGTCGGCAAAGCGCTCTTGGTAGCCACCGACGGTGGGACGCTGCGGCAGGCTCGAAGGCCAGACGATATTGGCCATCTCTCAAACCCGCTTAGTCAAACGGCGCGAGCCATAGGTCTCGCCCTGCGCCCGATCGAGGCGTCCGCTTCGGATCGCTTCGTCGATCTTGTCCTCGATGAAGATAGCGATCTCGCGTTTTCCATCGGTGCCACGTCGCTGTTCGGTGCGCGCAGGCGGCTGATCGCGACCAATACGCATATCGTAGACATTGACCTGCACATCATTCGCCGGCGCCGGCATGCGCATGCGATCGAGACGCTCCGAATTCCATCGATGACGCGGATCGTTGCGTGTCAGAACTTCCTCGCCACGCAGGCCGACAAAAGGCACCTCATCCGGCCGCAAACCCAGCATGCCGCCTGCGTGGAAACGCTCAGCCCCTGCAAAGGCGCCGAGTGCCACCAGCCTGGTGTGGGATGGCGCTATGCCGATCAGGCCACCGGCATGCGCGGCTCCGAATAGCCCTGAGAACCAATTTCCGATGCCCTCAAAAAAGCCCGGGCCTGAAGTCGCAGCGGCTGTCCCCGCAGCGCTTGCCCCAGCCTGCGCAGCGGCTTGTGGCGCCACCACACCAAAGAGGCTCGGGAATGCCCCCACGATTTGCGTGGTGATCGGCAGGATGAATTTTTGTTCTATGAGCGTTGCAGCGATGCGCGCTGCCATACGCCGGAACAGGCCCACCGCACCTTCGGCGAGGTTGGCAAAGACGCTCTTTCCGGCTTTGCCGGCATTGGCGAAGCCATCGACCAGGAAGTTCGATATGTCGCTCGACAAGCTCTTTGCCTGATTGCGGATATCGTTGAAGTAGCGCGCCTGCTCGCGAAACGCGGCAGCGGCATCCTGCGCCTGGAGCACCTGTTCATCGACGCCGCCAAGACGCTCACGCATGCTCTGCATGCGACGCTCACGCTCGATGGCAAGTTCTGCGGCCCGTCTCTCCGCAGGATCGCTCAGACGCGCAGCTTGTGCCTCCCGTTCGGCAATGTCGCGGTCATTGGTCGATGTGCGTCGCTCGCGGGCTAGCATGCGGACGCGTTCGGCAGCGGCCTGTGCTTCGATCGCGCGTGTCGTCGCCTCAATGGAGGCGC